TGTAATAACTTATTTCCTCAAATGTAGCCGGATGTTTCGCCCATAGTGTACCGAACAGTTGATTTTTATAATGTCTGGTCATATTTTGCTCCTAATAGGTATGCAGTTGGCCGTATTTTTTGGGTGGGTATCGATGTGGGTTCCATTTCTTTACACAGGATTTGCACCAGGCGTGGTAATGACCTGGGCGGTACTCCGCAAATTGTGATAGTGGTTTTTGCCTTTTGCATTTCGTACAGGTTTTCATTTTTGTCCCTTTATCGAAGATAAATATTGTCTCTCTATATTACCGGAAAATTAGCCGTCTGTACAACCTTTTGTGGCATTTTTTAGGGATTTTATGGCATTTTTTTGGTTATAATGCCACAAATTTTAACGATTATTCGGGTTTTGTGGCATTCTTGTTTTTGGTGTTATCGGACGATGTCAAGAACACACGATGATTTGGACATTTGGTCAATCAGACAAACCTCTTGACTAAAGAGCGAATTGTCAAGATTTTGGTCTATATAGAATGCCAAAACGGGTCTTATTATGCCACAAATTGATTTATATAGACCGCGTAAATTGTTAGTATTACTAAGGTTATATCTTATGTCTATACAGTCTATATAAAATTTAATAAAGTAGTGTAGTAAGTAGAAAAGTGCCAAAAAGTAGTCAAGTTAAAATTTAAGAATGTGGCATAATTAACATCTATATAAAGTCTTTTACAAATTTTATATAGACCGTCTGGACATCGTGGTTTTTGGTGGTGAAAATGCGGTTTTTAGTGGTTTTTGTGGCATAATTTGATTATTTTGTGGCATTCCTGTCTGGACAGAAGTTTTGCTTATACTGTTATAAGTATTACTAATACTTAGAAATTCTCTATCGACTCGACCGAACAAAAAATAAGCCGGACAGCAATGGGAAACCGTCCGGCTCGTGGTGGTGGGATGATGTGATTAGTCGATTGAATACCAGCCTTTTGAATTATCATCATCAAAGCTATTTCCATTTTCAATACAAATATTTGCTGGTGGTTGATTACTTTCTGTTTCAAGTTTGCAATAATTAGGGCAGCTATCGCAATAATAAGTTTTTACTTCATTCATTTCAACCAAAGTCCAGCCCAACATATTTAACGCTTCTTCATACGCTTCTGATTCTTCAATAGATTCTAATTCAATTTGCTCATCAAGGTCAGCACCATATAGTAATTTATATTTTTTCATTTTTAACTCCTTTGATTTTCGGTATTTCGCCCATCGGGATTCGCCCACGTAGGTAATCCCGATACATCTGATTAGCCTGTTGTTGTGTGATGTGTCCCCAAGCCACTAATTGTCGCAGTCTGTTTTTCTTGTACTGTTTCATATCGTGTGCATTTTTGTTTCGATAATTTGTACTAATACAGCTTGTTGTTTGTTGTGTTTTTTCAGGAAATAAGCCAATTTGCCGATGTTAGGACAAGATGAAACGCCAAACACGTTCCTTAATTATGGCAACATCTAATATTTCAATATCGCCATTTTGTATATCTGATTCAAGAGCTAATTGTTCGGCCTGCTCTTTATTTTCAGCTTTGATTAAGAAACGTATGTTTTGTGTTATCGCTACTATATATTCATTCATGGTTCACACCTCTACATTAGACAGATATATGCCGCGACTACGAGTAACAGCATTAGTCTGCCGTCTATGTTATTGAATAGTCTTGTGTTCATACCTAAAGTATAGCACACTATCGACTGGATTGCAAGAGAAAAATCGCTAAGAGCGATAAATTCTCTTATCGGACTTGACCCCCGCCACCACCCTTATCGGACTGTTCGCAGGAGAGCCTCTCCCCCCTCCCAGCAGATCAATCCACCCCATTTCCCTTGTTAGATAATCACTTAACACCCTTAACCCCTGCCCTAACAAGCACTTACAACCCAAAATAGCCCTCAGATGTGGACAAAAGTCCACCAGAGTGAACTAACTGCAATAATATATAATAAAGAGACTCCTTTCAAGAACAATATTATAAAAAAATTTCTAAAAAGGTTGTATAGAAGGCTAATTTCCCGGTAATATAGAGGAAGTTATTAAATCAGGGAGCGTCTGCGATACGCCACCCCCTGATTTATACTGGTAAGCAACCCAGAGAACGAATGCGGAACCAGGATCCGTGGTCCAATACCCGTTTTCTGGGCCATGCTTACCCCGGAGTGAACATGAAAACCTGCCACGAATGGGAACATATCGAGTATATAGAGGCTACGTGCCCTCATTGCTACATAATCGACACGTATATGTTCGTAGGCGATGTGGGCGATATAGTCGATTGCAGCAATCCGAAGTGTAAAAAACAGTTCAAACTCGGAGAACAAGAGTGAATAGACAGCAAATAGCAGCGATTTATGACGCATTCCCTGAATCTGGAAAAGATCTTCCAAGAGAAGAGTTCATCCGTAGAGCTACTAACGCCCTGGACCCGGTTAAACTGACACGTGATGTTAATGCAGAGGTCCAGCGAAGGCGTACAGGCAGAGCTAATAAAGCTGCGATTGATCGAGTGATAGGCTAATGCAGTGGTTACAGAGATCGAGGTGATGGTGAAAGAATGTACTAAATGCGGCAAGATGAAACCATTAACTGAGTTTCATATAAATAAAGGAGTTAAATCATCTAAGGATGGTTTGCGTCCTTCTTGTAAAATGTGTGAATCATTACGTAACAAACAGTATCGGCAAACTGTTAAAGGGAATAGAATAAACAGAGAAAAACATTTTAAGGCCAGATATGGACTTACTCTTAATGATCGCTTAACAATGTATATTATGCAAAGCGGTTGCTGTGCTTGTTGTGGAGATTCAATAGCTCTTAATAAAATATTTGTTGATCACGACCACGAAACTGATGAAATTAGAGCTTTACTATGTTGGAATTGTAATGTAGGACTTGGGCATTTCAAAGATGATCCTATCCGATTACAAAAAGCTATTGATTATCTGGGAAAACATAAATGAGTTGGTTAGTCGAGCTTTTTAATAAAGTTTTTTCTATAGTTCCCAGGATCTTAATTATTGCTCCCGATGAATTAGGGATGAGGTATACACCAGAAAGACGAAATGGCATTAAAATAAGTGAATTAAAACCAGGTTGGTATATCTGGTTGCCCCTGATTCAGAACATAGAGACGATCAGATGTAAGACACAGATCGTGGATCTGCGGTCTCAAAGTGTTTGGACTTCAGATCGACAGGATATGACGATCTCCGGGGCGATCAGGTATCGAGTTCGCTCGGCTCAGAAAGCGTTGTGTGAAGTTTATAATTATGATCAGAACGTGCAGGCAGTAGCCCTTGGTATTATACAACAGTATGTTCGAGAACATGAGTTGGAGAACCTCAATACACAACAGATTGAAGCAGAGGTGCTTAAAGGAGTTCGTGAAGCGAGTGCAGGATGGGGGTTGTTTATTGAGAAAGTCTATATCACAGATATTGGCAGAACACAGAATGTTCGTTTGTTAGTGAATGAACCGATTTTGAAGAATGACTAATTGGCCTGGTATCAGGCTTTTAGAATGGTGTAGGAGATATAGGGAAATGGCATTGGGAAAATGTAAGAACTGTAAATTTTGGGATAAATATCAAAATGTCGATATTGGTGAATGTAAACGCCATCCACCGAGCGTATTTACCAGAGGGGTGAAAAATTGGCGATATCCAGAAACTAAAAATAATGATGAATGTGGTGAATTTGAACAAGAGGGAACATAATGGAAAATTATTCATGTGATAACAGTGGAAACAGAACTCCGAATCACCCCCATTGTGTGGACCCCGTAGCTGAGTCTGGTGTAACACAAGCTACAGGTACTGCCGGTGATGATCTTGAAGTGACACTCGTAGGTGGTCAGATGTATGCAGTGACACCTTTAGGTACTTCAGTTCTGGCGAGTATCACAGGCGTAACATCTATTGCTGCTAACATCGAGTGGGTGTTCCCGGCGAACGTAACGAGTATCTTTCGTATGCCGATTGGTAAGACCACGTTGTACTGTGAAGGCGATACCAGCACTAAGAATATATACTTCAGGAAACTTGCAGCGTAAGGAGATGTGATGGTATCAGAATTTCGCAAACGATGTGGTATTGCAGCATTGGTGATTACTTCATTGATTTTCCTAAACGTGACAGGTTTCTTACATAGGAAAATAGATCTCCCCGAACTTTACGAACGTGTATCTCCCGCCGTAGTGTGGATCGGTGCTGAAGGTGATTATGAATATTATCCCAGAGATGATTATAATGCCAAAAATATCAAATGGCAAGGGACGGGATTTTTTGTAACACCGAATCTTATTGCAACAGCCGGGCATGTATGTGAGAATACTAAAAGTTTTGAAGTGATGTTCAATGATGGAACACGAGCGAAAGCCGATTTTGTACACATGGAGAGTTTAGATCGATGTGACGTAGGATTCATCAGATTACGGAGCGAACATCGTAAACCGCGTCCTTATATCAAGTTTGATACAGATGTCAAGATAGGTGAAAATCTCATTATACTTGGTTATCCGTGGGGATTGAATAACGGGGTCGCATTGACTCATGGTGTGATGTCACTACTCAACCGCAATGAGCCGTTCTTTGGCACTAAATTAGTTATGCAAACTGATATAGCTTCGTGGCCCGGTAATTCCGGCAGTCCTGTAGTCGATATGGACGGCGAATGTGTAGGGATATTGATTGGCGGTATGCGTGGATGCGATAATTTCAGTATCGTCACTCCGGCCAGATTAGTAGAATTAGCTATGCAGAAAGCATTGGCTGAAGTGGAGTTGGAGAAAATAAAATGAGTAAAAAAATTCGGGCGATGTATAAAAAGGCCGGAGTTAAAGCACCTAATGGCAAAGGAATACATACCGAGAAATTCCATAGATGCGTAATTGATGTAACTAAAAAAGGTGGTGCTGCTAATCCTCATGCTGTTTGTATGGCTTCAATAGGTAAGGAAAAAGCTGTTAAAAAATCCCACCAAAAAAATTCACCGACAGAATCGGACGTGAGATCTTATGTCAAAAGACACAGGAAAAAATAAAAAAATATTGGCTGGTAAACTACTCTCAAAGTTTATTAAAGAAATTGCCAATGAAACACATGACGATCCGGTAATAAAGGCCAAAGGTGAAGAAGCTGTAATGCTAACTAAGGCAGAAGCGGTAGCAAGATACATATGGAAACTTGCTCTTGGTTATGAAGAAACTGAAGATGTGTTTGATAAGACTGGAAAGAAGATTGGGATTAAGCCGGTTCATCATAGACCGGATAAATGGGCTATTAATTTAATATTGGATCGTCTTGAAGGTCGCGTTGGTGCGGCTGATCTCAAAAGTAGTGATGATAAAGCGTCACTTGCTAAGAAAGTTTCTGACCAGGGTAAGAAACGTCTCGATCAGATTGCGAAACAAAGCTCTTTGAAAAATACATAATGATTGATGTAGCTGAAAAACTCAAACCTGAGTTATCTACACCGTTTCCAAATATACCTGAATTTTGGAAATGCACTAAAACTGGATTAATCGTTCCTAAACATGAAATAGCCAACATCAATTATCGTAGTGAAATTTTACGTGATGCTGAATACGATAAAGGATTTCAGAATGATTTAATGGCTGCAAGTAGAGAGTCATTATTGTTTTGGGTTAATACTTTTGTTTGGACATTCCATCAGTTCGATGTAGAAGGTGACACTGGTGAACGATATGAATCTGAATCAGTGCATTGTCCATTCATCTCATGGGAAATTCAGGATATTTTATTTGAGCGTTTACAATGGCATCTTGCTCATGCTAAAGATATTCTGATTAACAAATCGCGTGATATGGGGGCTTCATGGATTTGTGCGATTTTTCTACATTGGTTATGGTTATTCAGACCTGATTCACAACTTCTTGAATTATCAAGAACAGAGCCGTATGTAGACCAAGCGGGCAACATGAAAGCGTTGTTCCAGAAGCATGACTATATCAATACCTGGCTTCCTGATTGGATGGTGCCGCCACATTGTGCTGTTGGGCAGAAGTATCGTACTAAAATGCACTTGTACAATATCCTAAATGGATCTTGTATTGATGGTGAATCAACGACTGAACATGCAGCATCTGGTGACAGACGACTTGTGGCTCTTCTTGATGAGTTTGCTAAAGTTAAACATGGTCGATTGATGCGTTCGGCAACACGAGATGCGGCGTTAATGCGTATTGTAAACTCAACTGTAGCTGGTCCCGGCACTGAGTATAGTAAATGGAAAAATGATGGAACGATTATAGTATTTCCGCTTATGTGGTGGGATCATCCAGATAAAGGCAAAGGTAGATACGTAGATCAAGATTCGGTTACAAACGCCTGGAAGATAAGATCCCCCTGGTACGATGCTGAAGGTGAAGTTAGATCGCCACAAGAAATGGCGAGAGAAATTGATGCTAATGATCTTGAAGCCGGTTCAACGTTTTTTACTGCAACTAATATTGACAAACACATAGCAATATTCGGCAGACCGCCCAAAACACAGTGGGATGTAGATTTCGCAAAAGGAGTACCGAACGATGACATTCCGGTGATCTTAAAGAAAAAAGATGTCAAGAAGGTGACATATAAGAGAGTAATTAAAGGCAGGCTTAAAATTTGGACCAATCTTATAGATGGCAGGCCAGACCAAACTCTTGATTATGTCATTGGCTTTGATTTATCTAAAGGGCAGGGTGCTTCTAATACGGTAGCTTCGATTAAATGTAGGCAGACTGGTGAGAAAATAGGCGAGTGGGTTGATGCTAATACACCACCGTATGAAATGGCCCGCGTTGCAATGGCTTTAGCTTTGTGGGTTGGTGGTCGGAAAAAACTTCCATTTCTTAAATGGGAGATGAATGGAGACCCCGGATACGATTTCGGTAAGATAATTGTTAAGCAATTTCATTATCCATATTATTACAGGGACGTAAAAGTTGGTAATGTCCGAGATAAAAAAACTAAAAAATATGGCTGGCACTCAAATGATAAATCTAAAGGCGAATTGCTTAGGGCGTATGACAGAGCATTAGCTCACGGTGGCTATATCAATCATTCGATACCAGCACTTGAAGAAGCCAAAACTTATATTTATTTCGATGATGGAAGTATTGGTCCGGCGTGTTTGGTAGAAGAAAGCAATGCTGCTAAAAAAACACATGGTGATAGAGTAATAGCAGACGCTCTCACCATTGAAGATAAATATTATAAAATGCGTAGCAGAAAGGAATCATCTGAAGCTCGTAATGATATGAGAACAGCGGCAGGACGTAAAGCAGCGTGGAAAGAAAAACGCAAAAAGAGTATAGGATGGCAATCGAGCTTTGACTTTAGGAAATAAAGATGCCTGAATATTTTACACCAAATAAGTTTGCCCTTGCAGTTAAGCAAGGATTCGAGCGTAATAGGCGGCACCGTAGAGCAAGAGCAATGTTCATAAAGGAATATGTAGGAAAATATTACGCAAGTGAATATGGTCTAACTGGCGAGGAACCGATAAATTTGATTTTTAACACAATTCGGGCTACTGTCCCGAATCTTGTGATGAAATACGGGATAAACAGAGTATCAACTGAAATAGTTGAATATAGACAATATGCTTATTTACTTGGTCTTGCTTTGGATAAAGGTGATAAGCAGATAAAACTTAAAGATACATTACGTGCCGCCATAGTGGACGCATTCTTTATGATGGCTATTCTTAAAACAGGTTTGGCCCACGGCGGTAAAATGCTTAATTTCGGTGACATTTTCATTGATGAAGGCCAAGTATACACTGATCTTGTTGATTTTGATGATTTCACCGCTGATCCATCTTGTAAAGATTATCGTAAAGCGGCTTTTCTTGGTGATAAAAATCGAGTTCCGCGTCAAATTTTACTCGATGATAATGAATTTAATCATGATCTTGTCATAAAACTTCCTAAATCTACTAATGTTAAAGATAAAGTTGAGCATATTACCAGAAGAAACATAAGCGATGATGAAATGTATGAACTTCAAGACTTTGTAGATGTTGTGGAAGTATTTGTGCCAGGAGCTAATGCACTTATAACTATACCAGATCCATCACAAATAATTTTTAATGAATACCTTGCCGCACGTGACTATTATGGGCCAAAAGAAGGACCATATACTTTCCTTGCTCTTACACAACCAGTACCGGGAAATCCATTCCCGATAGCTCCGGTCTCAGTTCATTTTGATCTTCATAAAATGGCTAATAAAATGATGGTCAAAAATATGAATCAAGCTGATCGGGAAAAAAGTATTGGTATATATGATCCAGCCGGTGCAGATGAAGCTGAAGATATAAGAACTGAAATAGATGGTGGTATGGTGGCAGGTAATCCCGATAGTGTTAAAGTAATTACTTTCGGGGGTAATAATGTAAAAAGCGAACAAATGCTTCAACAGTGTCAAATCTGGCATAATTACATGTCCGGCAATCCAGATCAAATGTCAGGTTTAGTATCTAACGCAGAATCAGCAACGCAAGCTAATATTTTACAAGCTAATGCTACTATCACCATTGAAGATTGTCGTGACATGATTTACGATTGTGCGGCAGATGCGGCTGCGAAAAGAGCCTGGTATCTTCATACTGATCCGTTTATGGATATTATGCTTTCCAGAAGGAAACCCGGTGGTGAGTATGTTCAGTTGCATTTAACCCCTGAGCAGAGGGATGGTGATTTTCTTGATTATACATTTACTATCAAAGCAAGATCAATGTCACGCCTTGATCCTGCTGTAAAGACTAAACGCATAGTCGAGTTTGGTACTAATCTTGTACCATCTTTAATGAATACGGCTATGGTAGCTATGCAAATGGGTATACCGTTTAATGTCCAGGAAGCTATTACTGATCTTGCAGACGAGCAAGGTATTCTTGAAGAGATTCAAGATTGGTTTGATGATCCTACATTTATGCAGCGTGTACAGTTGCAGATGGCAATGAATCCGCAACCAGCAGGTAAAGCAACGCAATCTGGTGCAGGACCACGAGGTATCCCGCAACAAACTAAAATACAGACTCTATTTCAGGAGAGAAAAGAATTAGAACAAGTAGGTGCAAACGAATCGCAAAGTGCAAGAACAAGCGAACCAGGAATATGATTGATAAAGGAAAATAATTATGGCAGTAAGACCAAGAGGATTGTTGAATACGTTTTACGAGTATAAGAAACAAGGAATGTCAGATACAGAAGCTATGAAAAAAGCTATGGCAACTTCTTCGGCAGCTACCTTGAAAGCTTCTAAGGCCAGAATAGCAGCCGAGAAAAAGAAAAAGGGTACTTGGGTTTCCAGACTTAAACGAAATGTTCAAATGTTAATAAAAGGACCAAAGTATTATAGTTCTGTACAGAAAAAGAAGAAAGGCAAATAATGCCGATCTACAGTTTTTTATGTTCTAAGTGCGGAAGCAGGAAAGAAGATGTGCGTTCAATGAAAGATGCACTAAAACCATGTATATGCACATGCGGTGCTAAAATGGATCGAGATCTGGCCGTTGATTTAGCTTCTATCGGCGGCGGTGAATTTAGGGGACCGAGTTATAGTCCACAGGTAAAATTGAGGTAATTATATGCCAATTTATTCATTTATTTGTAGCAAATGTTATAAATCTGAAGAACGAATTTTGCCTATGAAGAAAGCTGATGAGCCGCAATTTTGCGAGTGTGGTTATCAGATGCGGCGAAACTTTCAAGCTGATTTACCTCATGCACCGAATACTTATAAACGACCGATTCATTCTGATTCGTTGGCTATTAACCCGGAACAGCGAGAAGAACACTTGAAAATGTTTCCCGACATAAAACTTGATGATCAGTGCCGTCCTGTTTTTGATAACTTTACATCGCATGAAAAGTATATGAAAAAATGTAATATTGTTAAAGAGCGTCAAAAAACAAAACCAAAAGGAAAGAGAATAGCCTAAGTAAATTAACCTACCCTCGATGTTACTTCACTTGTTGTAAGGTAACATAGAGCAGCTTAGTTGAAAGGATAAACATATGCGTAAATTAATAGAATCTACCGAAGTGAGTGAGAAGAATGAAACCGAACATTCAGAAACTTTGAAAACGCTTGACAAACAAGCAATCGAGGACCCCGAACTTATTGCCGGAGTGCAGGATAAATTGTCACGGCTACGAAACCTTGATGAACTTACTAAAGATGAAGATCTCAACAAACTCGGCAGAGAAGAAACGGCAGTTTTGGAAGAGGAAGATGACGATTCTACCCCTGAGCCAGAGGATGGTGCTAAACCAGAAGGAAAAGGTCAGGCAGAATCTGAAGATGATTCGACTAAACCTACCCCGGAAGTGGAAATCCCGGACGCATATCTCCGGGCAGCTATCCATCAAGGATGGGATAAAGAAGTTGTCGATGATTTGGTAAAAAATAGTCCTGAGTTAGCTCTCAAAGCACTTGAGAATCTATATATCAGCACTAATAATGCCTCAAGAGAGTGGTCAGAATTAGGTCGTGCAAAATTAGAAACAGATCGCCAGCAAGTTACTAATGCTCAGTCTGTGGCCGAAGCAGTTGTGAAAGAGGATCCCGCTGTAGTAGCATTGATTGATAAACTTAGAAAAGAGTATCCCGATGATCCATTAGTTGATGCTGCTATTATGGGATTGAAAAGTAAACCACAGCCTGTTGCACAACCACAACCGAAACCACAGGCACAATATGAAACTGCAACTGCACGAGCTAATGCAGCAGCGAATGTTGCCATTGACCAGAGAATTAATACTTTCTTCAGTGCTGATTTGATGAAACCTTATGAGAAGTTCTATGGTAAACTTGAACTTGGTCAAGTACCAGAGGATCTTACTAATGGCCAGCAGCTTAATCGATTGGCTGTTCTTGAAGAAGCCGAATGTATAATTACTGGACATAATATGAGGAATCGGAAGATAGAATTAGAACGTGCTCTTGAGAAAGCTCATTTCATCGTCACTGAACCTATCAGACAGCAGATCATACGTGACAACCTGAAAGCAACTGCTGTTAAACGAGAGAAAAGTATGACGTTGAAACCATCTGATAGTAAACGTTCGAGTGACAGCATGAATGCCGATTCATCCAAACCAAGAAATCGTAGAGAATTAGAACAGGCTGTGCAGCTAAAATTAAACAGCGTGTTCCAAAGGTAAGAAGGAGTAAAAAATGGCCGGAGTAAAGAATGCAGATCTTATAGATCTGATTGCAACAACTTTACCTCAGTTGCCCGAACAATATTTCGAGGTAACGTGGACCAATAATGATTATGAAGCCTGCCGTATCTATCAACGTGACCGTATGGAAGTTGATGGTGGGACTTCGATCAAGCGTAAAGTTATGTTCAGTCCGACCGGGAATGCTCGTTATCGGAGACTTTTCGATACCGATGATCCCGCCGTGTCGGATGTGATGAGTGAAATTGACGTGCCGTGGTGTCAGATCGGTACACATTATTCGTGGGACGTTCTTGAGATTAAACGTAATGCCAATTCAGCAAGAGGGTTCATTCGTTTGCTGGAAACCAGGCGAATCGATGGTCTGTGGAGTTTGGCAGATTTGATCGAAGAGCGTTTCTGGAAAACCCCGGAAAGTGCAACTGACGATCTGTATCCATATGGCGTACCGTATTACATTAATACGCTGGATACTGGTTCCACTACTGGTGGATTTGAAGGTGATACGGTTGTTTTCCAAAATGGTAGCACAAGCACGACTTGTGCCGGTATTAGTACGGCTGATGAAGCGAAGTGGAAAAATTGGGCTGATACTTATACTAAGGTGGACAATGCTTTGCTCGAAGCTTTCCGTACAGCTTTCGTAAAGACCGAATTCAAAGCTCCGCTGATCATCAACGATCCAGCACAGACGAGGAATGCAGCCAAGAGAGTATATTGCAATGCTGATACTCTCGTGAAGCTGCAAACGTTGGCTGATGCCAGAGATGATTTTCATCGTGGTAAAGACGTGCTTGGCAATATTCGTATCGATGATGGTGCTACCGTATACCTAAATCGTTTGCCGGTTGTTTATATCAGTCAGCTTGATGATGTAACGAGTTTGCAAACCAGTTATGCCGGTACTGAATACGATCCGATTTATTGCGTAGATTTTGAGAAATTCATCCCTTATGTCCAGGATGGTTACTGGATGGAAGAGAGTGAGCCGATGACTGATAGAACTCAGCATACGACTTTCACGATCTTTCTGGATGGTTCTCACAATAACCTGTGCGTTAATCGTAGACAAGCAGGTTTTGTGTTGCACAAGCCAATACTGGCTGAGTAAAAAATATCAACTTTAACTTAATATGAGGAGTTAAAATGAGTAAAGGAAAAGCTAAAGTTAATTATTTGGGGAGATCGGGAGTAGTGATGCCCCAAACAGTACCAAGTTGGGATTTTCTTTATGAAACATCTACTATAAAAAACCCTAAATACAATATAGGCGATAGAGTTGTATTACCTGATGGACGTGAATTTCATTATGCAAAGTCCGCTGGTGCCTGTATATCTGGTCAAGGCTGTGAATTTACTTATGCCGGTTATACAGCGTATACTACAATTCTTGTATCTCAGGATGCCGGGGATCATGAAGTAACAGTTCCTGCCGCAACACATGCTGCGTTAGCTAAAGA